TACAACTTTTATAACAACATTTACATATGATGTACTTACTCAAGCTGTATATTTTCAAAACGTTAACTTAGGTGCAGACTTTACAGTTAATTTAAGAGGAAATGCTTCTAATACATTAAACTCGGCTTTAGCTATAGGTGAATCTGCAACAGTTGCATTAATCACGAAACAAGGCAACACAACATTTTTTAATAACGTAGTACAAGTTGATGGAACAACAACTGGTGTTACATTAGTTTATCAAGGTGGATCGGCTCCAACAACTGGAAACGCTTCATCTAATGATGTCTACACTTACACAGCAATTAAAACAGCGGCATCAACTTACACAATATTAGCAGCACAAACTCAATTTAAATAAGGAGTAGAAAGAATGCCTTTAAATTCAACACGCGGAGGAGCCTCAGCCAAAGGATTTGGATTTACAGCAGGAGTTGCAACCGTAGAATTAGATTATTTAGTAGTAGCAGGAGGTGGAGGTGGTGGAACTTCTGCTGCAGGAGGCGGAGGAGCAGGCGGTTTTAGAACATCATTTCCAGGAGGAACAAAATTAAAAGCACCATTAACAAGTACACCAGTAACAGTTGGAGGAGGAGGACCAGGAGGAACTTTTACTCCACCAGGTGGACAAGGAACTCCAGGAACAGCAGGATCACCATCTGTATTTTCATCAATTACATCAGCAGGTGGAGGAGCAGGACTTGGTGAAAATTCTGATACACCTACTAAAAACGGAGGGTCAGGTGGAGGTGGATCTTATCAACCTGGACCAGTTGGAACAGGTGGAACAGGAAATAACCCACCAGTATCACCTTCACAAGGAAATTCAGGAGGAAATGGTAGTTTTGGTCCAGGTGCCAATTTTTATGGTGGGGGTGGTGGAGGCGCTAATGCTCCAGGAGTAACTGGAACAATAGCAGGAGCAGGAGCAGGAGGAGCTGGATCAGCAAATAGTATTTCAGGATGTTCTGTAACTAGAGCAGGAGGTGGTGGAGGTGGTGGTTATGGTGTATCTTTTGGAGCAGGTGGAGCAGGTGGAGGTGGTAATGGAGGACAATTATGTACGCCTCAAATTGCAGGGGTAGCAGGAACTGTTAACACAGGAAGTGGCGGAGGTGGATCTGGAAATAATTCATCAGTAGGTGGTGCTGGCGGATCGGGAATCGTTCTTCTAAGAGGACCTTCTTCTTTTATTTTAAGTGCAACACCAGGAACAAATACAGTTACAACACAACCTTGCGGTCAAGATGTAGCATCATTTACAGTACCAGGAAATTTAAGTGCAGCACCGGCAACACCAGTATCACCTTTTTCAGCTGAAACATTAATATTAGCAGGTGGTGGTGGTAGAGGAGAATATGCAGGAGCAGGCGGTGGTGGTGGAGGACTTTTATACTACGGACCTGTTACATGTGCAGCATCAGCACCAGGTTCAACAGGTAAAACTAGAAATGGAACTTCTCTTACAATTTCTGCAGGAGCAAGTGTACCAGTTACAATTGGAGCAGGAGGAGCAGGAAGTTCTGGACCTCCTTACACACCAGGATCACAAGGTAGTCCAACTTCAGTAGTTATTGGTGGAACACCTTATTCAACTACAGGTGGAGGTGGTGGCGGAGGTGGAGCAGGAGTAGCAGCTCCAGGAGGACCAGGAGGATCAGGTGGAGGTGGAGGAGGACCTTCAGACGGAGCAACAGGTGGAAGTGGAACACCAGGACAAGGATATAACGGAGGAAATAATGGCGGAGGACCCGCTGGAGGCGGAGGCGGAGCAGCTAATGCAGGTGCTAATGGAGCTCCTCCACCAACACCTGGAAGAGGATGGGGTGGATCAGGAGCAGGATATGTAATAGCAGATGGAAGTACAACAGTTTATTATGGTGGAGGTGGACTAGGAGAATCTGGAGATACCTCTGGAGATTATGATCAATATGGAAGATGGGGTCAGGTAGGAGTAAATGCTCCAGCAAATAAAGGTCAAGGTGGTGGAGATGATGGAGGTTCAGGAGTAGTTATATTTAAATATCCTTCATCTGCAATATCAGCTATTTCAGTTAGTCCTGGAACTAATACTAAAACAACAGCTCCAAATGGAGATGGAATAGCAACATTTACAGTGCCTGGAACATTTAGTGTTGCATCAAAAATTTAATAATTTTATACACTTTATTTTTATGAAATATTGTATTATAATAACAAATAGGAATTAAAAAATATGGCACATTACGCAGAACTAGATATAAATAATAAAGTTATAAGAGTATTAACTGCTTGTAATCAAGATATTTTAAACAATGGTGGAGAGCAATCAGAACAGGCTGCTGAACATTTTAAATCTTTAAATAAATTTAGTGAAAATGGTGTAAAATGGGTTCAAACTTCTTATAATAATAATTTCAGAAAACAATACGCTGGAATTGGTTACACCTTTGATTTCACAAAAAATAAATTCATTACACCACAACCATTCGCATCTTGGTCGCTAGACTCTAATGACGACTGGCAAGCCCCAGTTGCATATCCAACAGTTACAACTTATGGAGATAATGTAAGATACTTTATTTCTTGGGATGAATCTAATTTAAGATGGATTGGTAAAGATCATCAACAGAACGAATTTACTTGGGTACCTAATACTTCATCTTGGATTGCTACAGGAAATTAATTAATTTTTTAACTTTACAAATACTATAGAAATTAATATACAGTCATTAGAATGAATCTACAGAATTATTACTACTATTTTCAAAGTGCATTGACACCTAGATTTTGTGATGAATTAATTAAATATGGTACGTCACAACAAGAACAATTAGCACTTACTGGTGGTCAAACTACCAAAATTCAAGAAGGTAAAGATTTAAAAGAAGAAGATATAAAAGATTTAAAAAAGAAAAGAGATTCAAATATTGTTTGGTTAAATGATAGATGGATCTATAAAGAAATTCAACCATTTATTCATCAAGCAAATAGATTAGCTGGGTGGAATTTTGATTGGGATTTTTCTGAATCTTGTCAATTTACAAAATATAAATTAAATCAATTTTATGATTGGCATTGTGATTCTTGGGATACTCCTTATGCAAATCAAGATAATAAAGATTCATTTGGTAAAATTAGAAAATTATCTGTTACATGTTCATTATCCGATCCAAAAGATTATAAAGGTGGAGAATTAGAATTTGATTTTAGAAACATGGATCCGGATAAACCAACTATTAGAAAATGTGCAGAAATAGCAGCACGTGGATCTATTGTAGTTTTTCCATCTCATGTATGGCATAGAGTTAAACCAGTAACGAAAGGAACAAGATATTCATTGGTAATTTGGAACCTTGGTTATCCGTTTAAATAATGGCAAAAACAGATCAATTAAATCAACAATTTATTTTAGTTCACCAGTCTATTCTATAGAAATTCCAGAATGGGTAGAGAATACAAATAAAGTTTGTGATAAATATATAAAAGACGCTAGAAAAAATAATGTTAAAGTTATTAAAGAAAGAGAAAAGAAATTTGGTAAAAAAATAGGTGATCATGGAATGAGTTATCATTCTGCATCATTAGTTGGTGATCCTGCTTTAAAAGAATTACAAGAATATATTGGTTCAACATCTTGGAATATTTTAGATCATATGGGATATGATTTAAAAAATTATGAATTATTTTGGACTGAATTATGGGTACAAGAATTTGGTGAAAAGGGAGGTGGTCATCATGAAGGTCACATACATTATGATAATCATATATCTGGTTTTTACTTTTTAAAATGTTCAGATAAAACTTCAATGCCAGTATTTCACGATCCAAGACCTGCAAAATTAATGACACAATTACCATTAAAAAATGAAACTGAAATTACACTTGGAACACATCAAATTCATTACAAACCAAAACCAGGTACTATGATATTTTTCCCAGCTTATATGGAACATCAATATGTGGTGGATGATGGGGTAGAACCTTTTAGATTTATCCATTTCAATTTACAAGCTGTAAGAAAAATGATAACAGATACTGTTAGAAACACAGTAAAGGAGAAAAAATGAGTTTTAAAAAAGATAAATACGTAATTATTAAAGAAGCAATATCAGAAGATCTTGCTAAGTTTTGTTATGATTATTTCATGATGAAGAAGCAGGTCGCGCGCACGATGTTTGATAATAAATATATTTCACAATTTACTGAATACTTTGGTGTATGGAATGATCAACAAGTTCCTGATACCTATTCACATTATTCTGACATTGTAATGGAAACATTACTTGTCAAATTACTTCCAGTAATGGAAAAACAGACATCTCTTAAATTAAACCCCAATTATTCTTATGCTAGGATTTATAAAAAAGGAGATGTCTTACATAAACACAAAGATAGATTCTCGTGTGAAATTTCTACAACTATGCATTTAGGTGGTGGTTGTTGGCCAATATATTTAGAACCAGATGCATCATTAGGTGGTGTTGATGAAAAAACAGGTAATTATAAAGCATCAAAATCTAAAGGTGTTAAAGTAATGTTACAACCTGGTGATATGTTAGTTTATAGAGGAAATGAATTAGAGCATTGGAGAGATAAATTATCTTTTGATGACTGTGGTCAAGTATTTTTACATTACAATAATATAGAAACTAAAGGATCTAAAGAAAATATATACGATCGTAGACCTCATTTAGGACTTCCCGCTTGGTTTAAAAAGTGATATAAAACCTATTTACTAGGGGTTTTATGCCAATTAATAAACTACAATTTAAACCAGGAATAGATAAACAAAATACTCAATACGGAGCAGAAGGTGGTTGGGTTGATTGTGATATGGTCCGTTTTAGATACGGCGTTCCTGAAAAAATAGGTGGATGGCAACCTGCCGTTGGTACTAACTTAATTGGTGCTGCAA